TTCGTCAGTAAATAAGCGGTCAAGTTTACTGATTGAATCAATCACCAATGTTTTGTACTGGTGATCTTCATTAATTAAAGTTAACAGTTGATTATAAATATCGTCGCTGCTTGTAAGCAATGGGAAAGCGTCAGGCATTGCGTTTGTAGGAACAGAAGATAAACCATCTTCTGCTCTGATAAAAATAGGTGCGGGGAATGTGCTGGCTAGACTGGTTTTGCCAATACCTGCGCCACCGTAAATGGTGAACAATCGGTATTTATTAACGGGTTTGCTAATCGTGTTTAAAAGGCTCATGCTACACCTCCAGCATAAACAGCAGATTGAAAATAAGAGCGTGCAACTTCATTTACTAAATAAGTGTTAGTAAATGATTGGAATTTTTTTGTTGCGTGTTGGGCATAAGCTAAAGATAATTCTGTTCGGGTGCTTTCGTCAGAATCAATAAAAGAATCAACCATGTTGTCTTGGCTAATTGAATTTACAACTGATTGTGCAAACATCAAAACATCAGCTGGGTGCACGCCCATTGATGTTGCCAAATTAATAACGTCTTGTGAGTATGTCATTGTGTTGCTCCGCATTGGGATTAAAAAAAATAATTTGTTACTACGGGTACTATATTACTAAAAATAGTTTATAATGTAAACATATTTTTTTATTTTTTAGAAAACAGCAAGGAAAACACAATGACACCAGATGAAATCAAAGAAAAATTACGCGTGATGAACATTAGCAAAGTAGCGGAAGAATCGGGCGTGTCGCGCAATATGCTGCATCGATTTTTGCACGATCAGTTTAAAAAAGAAAAAACACCTTATGAAAAAACCGTTGAACGCTTAGCGCAATATCTAGGAAAATTATGAATGATTTATTAAATGCAATACGCGCTTCAGGAATAAACCCGCCAACGCATATAAATCAGCACGGCATTACGCGCTTTGCCACTACAGGCAAAGAGAAATCTGGCTGGGTATCATTATTTATAGACGGCAAAGGCGCATGTTATGGTGACTGGAAATCGGGCGAGCAACACGTTTGGTTTGCTGATGGCTTTAGAAGTAGCGAAAACGATTACGAACGCGAACAAGCTATTGAGAAAGCCAAAGAAGAACGGGATTTTGCTTACAGCAACGCAGCGTTTAACGCTCAGGAGCTGTATGCAAAACTTCCACACGCTTTAGATCACGATTATTTGACGCGCAAAAATGTTAAATCACACGCAGCACTGCGCATTTATGACGGCAAACTCGTTATTCCTGTTTATGGCGTGGGTGGTGAAATCCAGTCGCTTCAATATATTGCCACAGACGGCACAAAACGATTTTACACGGGCGGTAAAATGCAGGGCGGTTACTTCACTATTGGTGAGCCGTCCGACATGGTAATCATTGCCGAAGGATTTGCCACCGCCATGACAATCCACGAAGCCACAGCACAATGTGTTGTGGTTGCGTTTAACGCTGGGAATTTAAAGCCAGTGTGCGACATGGTGCGCAGTCATTACAAAGGCAGGGTGATTATATGCGCGGATAATGACGCAAGCGGTGTAGGTATCGAGAAAGCCAATAAATGCGGGGTTGAAGTAATCCACTCGCCCATTGTTGGTGAGGATTTTAACGACATGGCGAAACGCGCAGGCATATCGGCCGTTGCGGATTTTATTATTGGGCAAAAGCAAAACCTGTTTGTTTCAGTCCATGATTTGATGGCAAACACCACACGCGCTGATTGGGTAATTAAAAACCTACTTGAGCGCGGCTCAAACACGTTACTTTTTGGTGAATCTGGGGCGTGTAAATCGCTGATTGCGATGGACTGGGCGTTCTGTATTGGCAGAGGGATTCCATGGCACGGTCACAAAACCAAAAAAGGCACAGTGGTGGTTATCGCTGGGGAAGGTCATCGAGGGCTTGCAATGAGGATGCAAGCTCTCAAACAAAAATACAACATGAATCCTGACAATATTTATTTTAGCACAAAAAGCGTTAATTTGCTCGATACAGACGCGGTTATGCGTGTAGCCAGTATATTAGATGGGTTAGGCTTAGACGAGCCTCCATGCGCCATTTTTATCGACACAATGCACAGAAATATGCACGGTGACGAGAATAGCAGTGAGGATATGGCAATATTTTTGTCTAACATGGAATTATTAGCTAAAAAATACAACGCAGCCATTGTGCCAGTGCATCACAGCGGTCATGGCGATAAAGGTCGGGCGCGTGGAAGTTCAGCCATTAAAGCAGGCATGGACGCAGAATTTTGCATGACAAAGAAATCTAAAATGGAAGTCACGCTGTCATGTACCAAATCAAAAGATTTTAGCGCAGGCAATAACATGGATTTTAGAATAAAAGTGGTTGATCTTGACGGCGATTGTTTTTATGACGAGGATGAAGGAAAACAGATTGAGGGTGTTTATTTAGAATATGTGGGTAGTCAAGAAATTGTAAAAGAATTAAAAAAGGGAACAACACAATGTTTTGAAGGTTTAAAAAACGCCATAAATGCCACCAAAAAGTTGGGAGGTGGGCGTACATTGGTGGGTGAAAATGAGATGGTTGTGTCGCTTGAAGAATGGCGTCCATTTGCTTATGAGTACATAACAGACAAGAATAATAGACGCTCTTTTGCTGACGGTGTAAAAGATTTATTAAATCAACAACTTATAGGGAATGATGGTGTTTATTATTGGCTTAAATAAGCGTACGTACGCGTACATTTTACCTATAATGTACATATGTACGCATGGGTACATTTAAGCGTACGTACGCGTACACCCTCCCTTTAAAGGGTGTACGCGCATGTACGGTGTACGGTACTTTAAAAAGATTAAGCATAAAAAAGCAAAATGCGGTATAATTATTTCGGGTTGTGATAAACCTAATTAACAAGTGATTAAACAAAACCGAATTTAAAGTTAGAGCCGAAATCACTCGCGGCAATTATCACCTAACTTAAAAGACGGTTTTTTTTATGGGTAAAATAAAATGAAAGATAAATTTTATTACGGAATTCCACCTAAAAATGATTCCTATTTTTGTATTGGCTCAATTCAATATGATGGAAACTGGGATGTGTATTTTTTAGTTAATGCTGAAAATACATTTTGGTTAAATTTTAAATTAGTTTTTAATGGTAAACGAGAACATAAAGCTAATTTTTGGTTGGCTTATAATTACGATGAACAAAGATTTGCAGATAATTCTTGTTACAAAGCATTAGTTAAAAATTACGATGATTTAATTCCAAAAATTATTTATTTTGTAAATGAAAATAAAAATTGTTTTAATGTAGCAAAATAGTTTTACCCCAACCAACCCAGAAATCACTTTATGGCGATTTATCAATAACTGGGTTGGTTGGTTTAACCATGAAGAATTAAATCCTAACGCGTGTCCTCTCGCACGAAAAAAAGACGGGAGCAGTTTTACCGCAGCATTTCTGATAATTTTGCACTGCGGGGTTATGGTTTAATTACTTGATGGTTAACTTAAACAGGAACAAGAATGGAAATCACACAACGTAAAACAGCGGATTTAATACCGTATGTAAATAACGCACGAACACACAGCGAACAACAGGTGTTGCAGATTGCGGCAAGCATAAAAGAGTTTGGTTTTAATTCGCCCGTGCTGGTTGATGGGGAAAATGGCATTATTGCAGGTCATGGGCGTGTGTTGGCGGCTAAAAAATTAAATCTTGATGAAGTACCAATCATTGAGCTTAAACACCTCACTAAGACGCAAAAGAAGGCATATATTCTTGCAGATAATCGTTTGGCGTTGAATAGCGGTTGGGATAATGATTTGTTGGCGTTGGAGCTGGGTGAATTATCAGATGACGGGTTTGATTTGGATTTGCTTGGGTTTGATGCTGGCGAATTGGGTATTGATGGTTTTGAAGCTGATGAAGTTGAAATGCCAGAATTAAAAAGTGGCGACAAAGAGCCGTTTCAACAGATGACATTTACACTGCATGATGAACAAGTCGAGCAAATAAAAGCAGCGTGTGATATTGCAAAAAAAATGGGTGAATTTGATTCGCCAAACGAAAACAGCAACGGAAACGCGTTGGCACGAATTTGCGAAACTTATGTGACTGATTATGGCAACAGCTAAAGACATTCATGTAGCACCAATTTCAGCAAAAAATGCTAATGAAATTATAAAACGCATTCATTACAGTGGAAAAGTTGTGCCGAATAGTCAATTACATATTGGCGTTTTTTTAAATGGTAAACTTGAAGGTGCAATGCAATTTGGTCCGCCAATAAATAAAAAAGGTACTATAGAAATTGTTGCTAATACGCAATGGAATAATATGCTTGAATTAAATAGAATGGCGTTTAGCGAAAAATTACCGCGCAACAGTGAAAGTCGCGCAATGAGTGTAGCTTTTAAAATTATAAAAAAAAATTATCCACATATTGAATGGATTGTTAGTTTTTCAGATGGTACGCAATGCGGAGATGGTACAATATATCGAGCTGCTGGTTTTTTACTGACTGACATTAGAATAAGCGATGCTTTACGCATTGATCCAAACACTGGAAAAGTGATGCATGTCATACAAGCGCATCACCTTATGAAAACAAAAGAATTTAAATCATGGCAACCAACAAAAGGTTTCCAACTTCGCTATGTTTATTTTTTAAATCCAAAAGCAAAAGAAAGATTAACCGTGCCAATTATTCCATTTTCAAAGATTGACGAAATGGGCGCGTCAATGTATAAAGGCATTTCAATTAAGCGTGGCACAAAGGCTATTTCTAGCGACCAGTTAGAAAGCGGAGGTGCAATCCCTACCGCCACGCTCCAATCATTAGGAGAACCAAATGGCTCTCACACCTAAACAAGAACGCTTTGCACAACTCGTTGCAGAAGGCAAAACACAGGCTGATGCTTATCGTGGGGCGTTTGATACTAAGCCAACAACTAAGCCTGAAACGATACAGAATAGTGCTTATAAGCTAATGAATGACCCCGACATTTCCGCGAGGGTTGACGAGTTACGCAAACCCATCATTGAAGCCGTTGGCATTACGCTTGAATCGCATTTAAAAGACTTAATGACGTTGCGCAACCTTGCTGTAAAAAACAATCAAATTAACGCGGCTATTACGGCTGAAATTGCCAGAGGTAAAGCAGCAGGCGTATCAACAGATCGCGTTGAAGCAACTATAAAAACAGGTTACACATTTGTGGTTGAGCGAGCAGCGCGTGAAGATTAGGCTAAAACTTACAGAGCCCCAAGAAGACTTCATTTTTAGTGAAGCAATCCACCCTGCAATGGTGGCAGGATATGGCGCGGGGAAATCACAAGCCGCTGTCATTAGACTGGCTTTGCTTGCATTGAAATACGATGGTTTATCGTTTGGATTTGTTGAGCCTACTTATGATCTTATCAGATTGATTGCCTTTCCGCGCTTTCAAGAAATACTCGATGAGTGGGGCGTAAAATATAATCTTAATAAAGCCGATGCAATTATCAAGCTCGAAAACAATTCGCAGATTATTTTTAGATCGGCAGACAACCCAGAGCGTTTAGTTGGTTTTCAATTAGCCGATGCGGTGATAGACGAAGCCGATACGTTGCGTGTTGACCAAGCCAAACTGGTTTGGACTAAAATGCTTGGACGGATTAGAGAGCGCAAACCAGACAACTCGCCTAACACGCTTGCAGCCGTATCAACTCCCGAAGGCTTTGCTTTCATGTACGAAATGTGGGGCAAAGAACAGCGCGATGGTTACGAGCTGATAAAAGCACCTACTTCAAGCAATCCCTATTTGCCCGATGGCTATATCAAGCAACTTGAAGCAACCTATTCAAGCGCACAATTATCCGCGTATCTTGATGGCAATTTTGTTAATTTAAATGCAGGCAGTGTTTACCATGAATTTGACAGAAAACTTAACGCAAGCCATGAAACCATTATGCCTGATGATGTACTCCATTGCGGAGTCGATTATAATGTTACTAATATGTCCGCTGTTATTCATGTTATTCGTGGCGATATTCCTCACGCAGTTTTTGAATTTACTGGTGTGTTTGATACACCAACGTTATCAAAAATATTAAAAGAAAAATACCCGTCACACAGAATTTTAATTTATCCTGACGCCAGTGGTAATGCCAGAAAGTCAAACAACGCAAGCGAGAGTGACCACAGCATCATGAGAGCATACGGCTTGCAAGTATTAGTCAACTCAAGAAACCCATTTGTAAAAGATCGCGTACTGTCATTTAATAAAATGATTAACAATCAAGGAGAGCGAAAATACTTTGTTAATCCTCAGTATTGCCCAATGTTAGTGGAGTCATTAGAAAAACAATCTTATGACAAAAATGGAGAGCCTGACAAAAAAGCTGGGTTCGATCATATTGTTGATGCTGCCGGTTATTTTGTATCGTATCGCTATCCAGTAGTGAATAATAGACCTCAGTTTGCGGCAATAACTGGCATTTAAAAATTCAAATTATGTTATAATACACACAGTGTCTAGGGCATCGAACCCGAAAACGTCTTGAACAAACGCTGACACTATAACCTTTCGTTCATATAATCCAACTGTTCAAGGGATTCTCAAAATGATAATAGTAACAAAGCAACAAGCAAAGCTAACAGGATTAAAAAAATACTTTACTGGATTGCCGTGTAAAAATGGTCACATATCAGAACGTACAGTTGCATCAAGTAATTGCGTTGACTGTGCAGCAATACACGTTAGAAGCAAAGAATATAAACAAAAAGCAAAAGAAAAAATAAAAACTGTTGCACAAAAAGAAAAAAGAAAAATACAATCAAAAGAATATCATTTAAAAAATAGGGAGAAATGCCTTATTAAAATGAAAGAAAGAAACAAAATTTATTATCAAAAAAATAGTGAAAAAATAAAATATCAAAATATAAAATATCAAAAAGAAAACTCAAACAAAAGAACTGCATATAAAAAAGAATGGGCTAAAGAAAAAGCAAAAAACAACCCAGAATTTAAAATGGGGTTAGTATGTAGACGAATGTTGCAAAGAGCATTAGGATTATCAGGTCAAAAAAAATATAAAAGAACTTTTGATTATTTAAAATATTCAAGCGATGACTTAGTAAATCATTTAGAATCGCAATTTAAAGATGGTATGAGCTGGGAAAACTATGGGGAATGGCATATAGATCACATAATGCCAATTTCTTATTTAATAAAAAATAAAATAATAGACCCAGCAATAATAAACGCATTAACCAATTTACAGCCATTATGGGCAAGTGAAAATATGTCAAAAGGCTGTAAAACTAACTTAATTACAGGAATTTAAAAATGGCAGTCGATACAAAACACAGCGAGTATCACGAGTATTATGAGCAGTGGGAGCGATGCGAACACGCAGCAGAAGGGCAAGACGAGATCCACGAATATGGTATTAAATACCTTCCACGCTTAAGCGGTCAAACTGACGCTGAATATTATGCTTACAAGCAACGTGCGTTATATTACAACGCTACAAATCGCACAATCGACGGCTTAACGGGAATGATATTTCTTAAACCCGAAGTCATCACAGCACCTGCAGCAATGGATAATATTATTGCAGACGTGACAATGAGCGGATTATCACTGCATCAATTTGCTGAAGTTATTAGTGAAGAAGTTATCACCATTGGACGTTGTGGCGTGCTTGTCGATTATCCACCCATTGTTAACGCGGTAACACTTGCACAAGCACAGGCACAAGGCGCAAGACCTTACGCGACAATGTATGACGCAGAATCAATCATTAACTGGAAAACTGGACGTATTAACAACGTTGAACAGTTAACACTTGTTGTGCTTGAAGAAGAAAACGAGATTGCAGTTGATGAGTTTGAGTCTAAATGTGAACCACAATGGCGCGTTCTTGATTTAGGCGATGGTGGAATTTATCGTCAACGTGTTTTCCGCAAAGACAAACGCGGTGAGTTTATTTTAGTGGATGAAATTTACCCACAAATTAATGGCAAAGCGTTAAACAAAATACCGTTTGAGTTTTTTGGCGTGCGTGACAATTCACCCTGCGTGGATAAACCGCCATTGCTTGACCTTGTTGACGTGAATTTATCGCATTACAGAACCACAGCCGATTATGAACATGGCTTGCACTTTACTGGACTACCAACACCCGTTGTGACAGGATATTATTCAGACGATAAAAGCGCGTCACTTCGCATTGGTAGCGGCACGGCATGGTTATTGCCAGATTCGCAATCAAAAGCATTTTATCTTGAATTTACAGGTCAAGGTTTGGGTGAATTGCGCGAGGCATTGCGATCAAAAGAGGCAATGATGGCAACGCTTGGAGCGCGAATCTTAGCACCTGAAAAACGCGCAGCAGAATCAGCACAAACCGCATCAATTCACCGCTCAAGTGAAAACAGCGTACTTGCTTCAATTTCACAATCAATCAGTATCGGATTAACGCACGTCATGGAGTATTTGCGCGATTGGTCGGGCGTAACTGGTGATGTTAAGGTTGAGCTAAACCGTGATTTTATTCCAAACTCAATGACAGCTCAGGACTTGGATAGTTTAGTTAAGGCTTGGCAAAGCGGCTCAATCTCGCATCAAACCTTATTCGACAACCTTGTTGCTGGTGACATTATCATGCAAGACGTATCGTTTGATGATGAGATGGAACGCATTGCAACTATGCCTGCAACTGGTGGGTTGTTGTAATGGAAGAATCAGCAAACACGCAATTGCGCGATAAAACAATCGCACATGAAATTTATTTGCAGCGGTATTACTCAGCAACAAGTAAAAAAGTAATGGACTTGTTGCGTGTTGTTGAAAAAGATTTGGTTAAACAATTAAAAACGATAGACCTTGATAATCAAATGACAATCCCGCAGATTGACGCGCGGTTAGAATCAGTGCGGGCGATTTTAAATGAAGGTTATAATTTAGCAGGCAAAGAGTTAATTACTCAAATGAAAGACGCGGCAGTCTACGAACAAGACTGGCAAATAAAAGCAATTGATGAATCAACACCTATTGTTCTTGATATGACAGCGGTTGCGCCAGTGACGCTATTTGCTGCGATTGAATCAAAACCATTGCAGGGAAAACTGATTAAAGAATGGATTGATAAATTAGATCAAGATAGTTACACGCGCATACAGGACGCGGTTAGGATTGGCTTAGTTGAAGGGCAATCTTATAGTGACGTGGTTAAGCGTATCACCGGCACAAAAGCACTGCAATACACCGACGGCATTAACTCACTTAACGCACGTCAAACGCAGGCGTTAGTATCAACTGCAATGGCACACGCTACTAATACCGCGCGTGATGAGTTTTATCAAAACAATAATGATTTGTTTAGTGGATTGCAGTGGGTAAGCACACTCGATGGTCGGACTACTTCAATATGCCAAGCGCGTGACGGTAAAGTCTATCCGCTTGATAGTGGCGTTAGACCTCCTGCACATTTTAGATGTAGATCGGCAATGGTCAGCGTTTTAAAATCATGGCAAGCGTTAGGGATTAAAAACCCTGATGGTCGCACACGCGCATCGATGGATGGGCAAGTTGCGCAAACCGAAACTTATCAAACATGGCTAAAGAAAAAACCAGAGGCGTTTCAAGATGAAGTGCTTGGAAAAGAAAAAGCGCAATTATTTCGTGATGGAACGCCATTAGATAGGTTTGTTGATGCAAGCGGTCATACTTACACACTTGAACAATTAAAGAAAATTGAGAAATAAACCAGTAGTCAAGTAATCCTTGACAGCTGAACATTTATAAATCAATTAGTTAGTTAAAATATTTTCAAGGTGTTTATTTTTTTTAATTGATGTTTATTATCTTATGCTGTATAAATGCGACAAACACTCGCCATGTGTTTACTCTAGTGTCGTTGGTGTTACACCTTTCATCAGCGGCACACCCTAATCTGTAAGGAAATATTTATGTCATTTTTTGATAATATTGTTCATAAGGTTTCAGACGGTGCTAAAAAAGCAGTCGATGAAGCAACAAATGCAGTTGATGATATTTCACACGGTGACATTATCGGTGCGGCAGAACACGTTGAAAATATCCGTGAAATCCCACAAGATACAGCGATTGAAATCATTAAAGACGCAATTTAGATTTTATTAACGATGGCAGAGCCGTCAACCACAACCCAGAGGGTTATATGTCAGAAGAATTAAGTATTGCAGAGCAAATTAAAGCCGCAGTTGATGAAGCAACAAGCGGACTTGCAAAGAAAAACGGTGAACTTTTAGCAGAGCTGAAAGAGGCACGAAAAGGAAAGCAAATAGATCCAGCGGAATTGGATAAACTACAAAATAAAATTGATGAGTTAGAAAACAATCTAACGGCATCACAAAAAACAATCAAAGATCAGCAAAAAGCGTTTGAGCAAACTAAAGCCGCATTAGATTCAGAAAGTGGGTTTACATCTAAATTGCTTTTAGATAATGGTTTGACAGACGCATTAGTTAAGGCTGGTGTTGCCACACCATTTTTACCTGCGGTCAAAGCTATGTTATCATCACAGGCGAAAATCGCTATTGATGGCGACACACGCAAGGCAGTTATAGGCGACAAAGATTTAAGCGCGTTCGTAACAGAATGGGCAACCAGTGACGACGGCAAACATTATATTGCAGCACCACAGAATAACGGTGGTGGGGCAAATGGTGGAAGTGGTAGCACTGGACAACAAGTTGTAAGCCGTTCAACGTTTGACAATATGTCACACCCAGAGCGGGCAAGTTTTGCAAAAAGTGGCGGCAAAGTTACAGATTAGTTTTTATCCTGTCTCGATTGCCGTCTAATATTTATTTTTATTTTAGAAGGCAATCAAGATGTCAAACACTCTCAGCGATTTAGCAGCAGACATTTACAAAGCGGCAGATGTAGTCGGTCGTGAATTAGTTGGTTTTATCCCTTCATCTACCATCAATGGTGATGCAACAATCCGCGCTGCAAAAGGCGACACAATCCGTGCGG